CATTGCGTTAGATTCAATGATATACATTGATGAACAAACTTCGTTAGCAGCACTGCGAACAATCAAATATTTCATGAAGAAACAAACTAAATTTGATGCAGACTATCAAGCTTTGACGAAAATGAAATATGGACAAGGTGTTAATTCTTGGGACAAAATGATGAATGTTGTATTTTCAGCCTATTCAAGATTCATTTCTGATAAAATTCGTACCGCATTAAAACCAAGTTGCTTTTATTCAATTGGTGTTGCTGATGATAAGATTGGTGATGCCATTGCTTGTCTGCTTAATGGTTTTGTTGAAAAATACAATGTTGAACCAGTTTTTGTTGAAAATGACTTTACTGAATATGATTCATCACAAAATGCATTAACTATTGAATTTGAATCTGACATTTTGCTACTAGCATGTCATAATCAAGAATTGGTCAATCTATATAAAGAACATCGAACACATTGGAAAACATTGCAACCAGGAGTATTGACAATGCATGGTTATGCAAAGAAACATTCTGGTGAACCATTCACTTTGGATTTCAATACTATCCTCAACATTGCCATATGTGGATGTATTTATGACATTGATGATCTTGCGTGTGCAGCTTTCAAAGGTGATGATTCTTTTATTGCTGCACATAATGTTGAATTGTCTAGTTTTGCTCAAAATAAATTGTCTGAATTCGGCTTCATATCAAAAGTTTTCCGGAGACACGTTTGCGAATTCACAAGTTACATTGTAACGTATTCAGGATTTTATCCCGATGTTATCCGTAGATTTATCAAGACATGTTCAAAAGTGTATACTGATAAAGAAGACTTTATCGAGATGCAAAATGCTGTCACTGATTATCTTTCGGTAATTAAAACACGTGAATGTCAACTTGAAGGACGCACCAAATTGTGTTATTTTTACAACAATGTATTATATGAACGTTATGGTGCACATAACAATAAAGTTGTGTACATTACCGAGAATTTGATTGAAGCTATTGAAAATTTTTTGTATCATTTCAAAGCAATCAGTTATGAGTCACTCGAAAACTTTAACCGTGATGTTGTCG